CAAAGGAATTTCTTCGGCTTGTACAGATTTTAAATTTAAATATGCTTTCCAATTACTAGCCGTTACATTCAGATTTACTTCACTTAAAGTAGATACAATCTGACTTATTGGAAATTTAATTAGAGTTCGGCAAACTTCTTTACTATCACCATAGTATAATTTACCAACCTCCAATACTTCATCTCTGCCCGCATTTTGGTCGGGTTGTTGAAGATATACACTTGCATCAAAAGATGCTGTAAAAAATCTAATCATTATAATGCCCTACCTTTTATATCTTTATTTAAATATTTAACTTCAAATACACAAGGGTCTAAAGATGGATAAATTATTTTACCTTTAGTAGCCTCATCTATGTTATATTTGTTAGGTGAATAATTTCCGTCACCTCCACATAAATTATAAATTTTAACTGATGGTACACTCATAACACCTTCCACATTAGCTAATATTAATTCTATTTCTGAAATGTTTATTGGTTTATTGAATGTCCATTTATCTATTTCAAAATATGATTGTAATTCAGTTAAACAATTTGCGACCACCTCTCTTTTATTGTAATTTGAATAACAAATTACTTCAAAATCTAAACCTATGTTTACTATAAATCCATCTATAATATTAACTGCATCAGTTAACATTCTATATTCACCTAAATAGGTTTTAAGATTTTGTTTAACCGCTTGATTCAATTGAGTTAAATTTTTATTATCATCGTATCCCAAAACGTACATGTTAATAGCAAATGGATTATTTACTTCTGCTATTGCTGTTTTCTTTTGAGAAAGATATTTAACTAATTCTTTTTGAATTTCGCTTGTAGATTTATCTTTCATACCCTCTACAACTCCAACAAATTCTGCTATGTTTTTTGGAGATGCAAGAATTGATGAAGGTGAGTTATTATCTATTTCTCCATCCGGTGAAACATAAACTTTTGCAACACTACCATATCTTTCAGGTAATGATAATGTTCTAACTACATAATCTTCTTTTGTTACTGCTCTATTTTGAGAACCAAACATTGCTAATGCGTTTTGTCTAATTTCTTCAATAGATTCAGCTCCTCTACCGCCAACAGCAGGTTCATCATTATTTACTGCTATTGATTCTTTCATAAATGAATATAAAGTTGGATTTTCTACCGAAACCAAATCTTCTTCATATTCTATTTTAATTATTCTATTTAATTCATTTGAATTTATGTTAGATGAAACTCCTCCACCAACTAAATATTTAACAGTTAATGTTGTGTTTGTTGGTACAACACCAAATGTATTTGTTTTTAAAAAGTTTGATGGGTCAATTCCTTGGTTTAATCTATTAACTGAATTTGCTAATCCCAATCCTACATTTTTAGTGTTTGGAAGAATTATTTCATCTGCCATATTTGTATCACCGCTACCAAATTGTAAATCTAAAGTATTATCTGAATTTACTTTTGTAGAAAATCTATATGGTACTTTTTGTACTTCTAATATATACGGAACTACTGATGATGAAGTACTTAATTCACCACCATTTGATTCTGTATTTGCTCTTTCGATGAATACACTTTCTTGTGCTAAATAAGGAACTTCATACCATTTGGTTGCTCCACTATCCGATGTTACAGATGATACTGCAATTATATTATCATCGGTTATTGTTATCTTTGGATATTCTTGATATGTTGTAAATGAAAATGATTGTTCTTTTTCAGTTGCAGATATTGCTTTAACTTTTTTAGTTAATAGATAGAATGTTGGTTCTCCTGTTATAGGATTTCTTTCTTGTACGTCAACTTCTCTATCCGTTTTTAATGAAAAATCAACTACATCCGTTGTTCTAAAAATAATATTAGAATCAGTATTAGATGATATCTCCATACCCTCTTTTATTCTAAGGCAATATGATTCATCAGGTATATTTGAACTACCACTACCTATTGACGGGACTTGTTGATAAACAGTCAATGTTGTTACTGCTGGTGTTGATACTTTTGGTCTATATCCCATTGTTTGAGCCAATGCTACAACGTTCTTTCTTTCGGAAGCATGTGCTAACATTGATTCCTTCAATTGTGTGTCCTGATAGAAAGCCAATACATCTCCAATAGCAGCTGCTTGTTCGATGAATACCATACCCGGAGATGCTTCATTGAAATCCGAATAGGTATTTGGGAAATACGTTTTAGTATATTCGATAAGGTTTTCTTTTAATGTAGCAAAATCTTTACCAACATAATTTATGTTTCTATTACTACCGAAATTCTTATCTTTTGGTTTTATCGCCATTATCTAATTATTTTATGTCTATTATTACTGATGCTCCTACGTTACTATTTGATTTTAATGAAAATTGTATTTCCAATTGTATTTTGTTGGTATCAATATCATTATCATCATAATCAAATAAAATAGTATCTATGTTTAAATATGGTAACCACGCATTTACTGCATCTAATATAGAATTTTCAATTTTAGATTCGATATCTCCCTCTATAATTGGCTCGAATATTATTTTCCAAATATCACATCCAAATTCGGGCTGCATTAATCTTTCACCTTTTTTGGTTAGGATTAAGTTTTGTAAATTACTTTTTGCTTGATTGATAGATGTAAAGTTTACAGCAAAAGCACCATTTGAGGTAGATGTTTCGTTTATAGAAACACCGAGAACTTTATATTCGTTCTCCTTTATATCTGTTACATTATATTTACCAATCTCTATTGCCATTATTAAAATCTTTTAACTAATTCCGAATAATCTCTTGTTAGTGCTTTTGTTAAAACATCTACACCAACATTATCCGTAGATGGAATTTGATGTGATGGCATATTTGCGTTTGAATAGCTTAATGTTTCCCAATCTTCTTCCATACTTCTTTCTGGTTGAATAGCATCTAAGATACTACCTCCACCCATACCCATTGTCGCAGCTGCTCCTTCTGCTCTATGAGCCGCAGTAAATGGTGATGTTTGATTTAGAATCTCATTTATTACGGGATTCTTTGTAAACTCTTTTTGTGGTTGTTTTGGTGTAACCTTTCTACTATTTTGTAAAGCTTGATTTGCTTTTTCAAATGGGTCAATTTCAATTGCTTCTTTTAATGAAGGTGTTGATGGTTTTGGCTTAGAACTATTTAATGTAATAGCGCCACTTTTAACAAGTCTAACAATTTCTTCTTTAACCTGTTGCTTCACCTCATTTTTAACAACTTCTTTAATGAGACCCAATAATACATCCGATTTTGACATAATAGATACTTTTTAATAAATATTGAAATAGAAAATTAATTAATCAGGCACTTTATATCCTGACCAATTAACTACGCCTGGTGCAGGTGGAGCCGGTGGTGGATATTGTGCCAATACTGAATATATTCCCGATACACTCATCAAATGTAATTTTGCTGAACGTATAAACGCATCTAAAAATTGTTCGGGATTATTGTTTGGTGGAACTTTTGTAGGAGTCCAACTTCCTGGTTTTAATACCACACCCATTGTAGTTGCTATATTTTTTATAGAACCTGGAGCTGGTATTTTTGGTGGAGGTAATGGTGACATTTTTCCACCTATCCAATATATAATAACAGCCGGTCCAACTACTTCCAAAAATGTGAGTACTTTTGCTTTTTGTGTTTGTTCTAAAAATTGAATAATAGCTTCTTGCATCAAAACGGGATTACCTTTTAGTAAAGGTACTCCATTTATTGGGTCTTTGCCGGACTTAATGGCTACATCATATGCAAATGTAAATGCTTTTGCAAAATCACCAATACTCTGATAAGAGTTATTTTGCATTTGTGGTAATAATGTCGATTTGAATGTTTTCCAAGACATTATGATTTACTTAAAAAGTTTTTAGCAGATAGTAGAGTCTTTAACTTCGATTTAATTGAAGTAAATTGTGCTACGTTTGTTGGTCCAACCGATGATGGGCCGGCTGGTGTTAAATATTGCTGTTTTGTTATAGCATCTATTAACTCACCCATTATTTTTACTAACTCACCACCCAATACCATCTTTTGTACGGATGCTCCAGCATCTCCTTCACCACTATTCTTTCCTAAATATATTTTACCATTATCCGAATTTAAAAATATCTGATTAGAACCTTCGGAATGAATTGTTATATTTTTCTTATTATGAAAGTAAATTTCTTTTTCAGCATCTACCGAATAGTTACCATCGGTTATAATGCCGGTGTTACCTTTACCAAATATAATAAATTCTTTTGCTTTTGCTGATAAAACAATTCTATCCGAATTTACGAATAATTGGTCTCCTTTAAAATCCGATGATGATGGATATTCTTTAAATGCTTTCTTTTCTTTTTTTATTTCCTCTTTAAATGGAACTTTAACTTTGTTAGATACGATGTATATAGATGTACCATCTTTATTAATATCTTCCTCTACTAACTCACCAATTTTTTTATCATCTAATTCTGGGTTTTGTTTATTACGAATGAATATAGATGGGGATGGTGTTTTCCCATCTTCAGTTAAATGAAATTCACTAAAACGAATTGTATTACCAACTCTACCACTTATAATGGTATCACCTTCTTTTGGAAGTAAAAATTTAATCTTCTCATTTACTTTGTATTTCTTAGTAGAAGATTGTGTTTGTGTTGGTTTTTGATTTGGTGTTCCTGTTGCTTTTGTTTCTTGGTAATTTTTATTTTTTGATTCGGTAGTATTTTTTGATATCTCCTTTTCTTTACCTATTTGAGATGTTTTGTAATCCTCTCTATAATTTGGATAATGTGTATTTGAATATGGTAACCAATAATAATCTTTACCAATTTCAATTATCAAAACAGTCTCACCCAATATTGGGTAAGTCATATGATTTTTATCAAAAGGAAAAGCATATCCTTCGTTAATAATAGCAGATTCTCTTGCAAACTCAATAGCACCTAAAAAACGAATATCATTAGAATCAAAGTTTTTATTATCATTATATATTTTTATATAATCTTTTTCTTTGTCTAATTCTTTATCGGATTTGAGATATACTTTAGTTACTACTGCTAAATATGAGTGTATAACGGATGATGTACCTCCTTCGTTGTTTGATATTGGTTCGTTTGCCATTTTTATATTTTAGATTTTAATTCATCTAATTCTAATTTGATATCATCCAATTTTTCTTCATTTTTCTTTTCAATTTCATTTACTGTATCTTCTAATTCAGTAAGTAGTTGAGTTTTTTCGTGCTCACTTAACCAACCATCTTCACCAATGCCTTTAGCTTCAGCTGCTGCTAATCTTTGTGCAATTGTTGCAAGTTTAATCAAGTGGTCATCGTTCTTAACTGATACCTCAATTAAATCTTTTATAATTGGAGCAATAACAGTTGCTTCACCAACATTTTTAATTAATTTACGAAGTGATTCAATCAAATCGGAAATGTTTTTCTTTTTGTTTTGTTGGTTTTCGTATATATCTTTAAATAATGATGATAGGTTTTTCCCATCAAACAATTGAAATTCTGATGCCATAATTCTTCTTTTATCTACTAATAATTATTTACTTATCAAATAATTACCCAACACCAAATAATCCATATCGGAATTTAGGAATGTCCAAATAGCTTTTTGTGGGTCATTAGTCATTGTATGTCCTCTTAAATTAAAAGATGTATTTAATAATATTGGCGTACCGCTAACCTTCTTAAACTCTTTTAATAATGTGTGATATAATTTGTTTTGCTTTTTGGTAACAGTATGTATTCTCGCTGATTTATCAACGTGTGTTACTGATGGGATTGATTTGTAGTCGGTTACTTTAACAACCTGATTCATATATGGAACTTCACCTTCCGATGTAAAATATTTTGTATATTCTTCTACTACAACTGATGGTGCGAATGGTCTAAACAATTCCCTCTTTTTTACAACTCTATTTATTCTATCTCTAACATCTGGTAGATGTGGATTTGCCAATATAGAGCGATTACCTAATGCTCTTGCACCAAATTCAGTTCTACCTTGAAACCATCCAACTACTGCTCCATCGTTTATTAATTTTGCAACATTTTGACACAACATTTTTGTATCATCATAAAACATTGCTTTATTTGTAACTTTTTCTTTAAGTATAATATCTGTAAATTGTTGATTAGTCCACTCCGGTCCTAAGTATGGAGATTGATTATCGCCACCTTTTACTTTTGGGTTACCCAATGTGTTGTGCCAATGAT